GGTCGGCCTCGTAATAGGTGATGGAAAGGGCCGTCGTGCCAATCGAGCCAGCGGAAAGCTCCTGAATGGTGATGGTCTTTTTCTCCCAGTTGTAGGCAATGGAGTAATCCGTGCCCTTGACCAGCGTCTGCTCGTCCTGGCCGCTGCCGGTCTTGACGACCACGGTTTCCAGAATGACGCTTTCCGCGTTCGTGATGACCACCTGGCCGTTGCTCGGCGTCAGGCTCTTGCTGCCCTGCGTGCCCTTCTTGTGGGTGGCGGGGTCCATCACGTTAATCAGGATCAGCGGGCCGACGCCGCGAAGCTCCAGGATGTAGTGCATCGCCTCGCACAGCGTATACGACGCCCAGTCATCCGAATAGCCAAACGCGGCGCGCGCCTCGGCGATGGTGTTCACCACCACGGGCTTGTTGATGTTATAGCTTTCGCCACTCTCCAGCGCGAGGGTGTGTACCGGCGCGGTGCCGATCACAACCATTCCCGCCTGGCTCTCGATGGCAACGGGATCGCCAACCGCCCGCTGCTCACCATAGGGGCCATGCTTGTAAGCCATATGGTTTTACCTCCTTTAGTCGAGTAATCTCTTGATGTCCTGGTTCTGTCCGCGCTCCACGTAGCACAGGAATTGCACGTTGACGAAGCCGTTGTACATGGGCCGGTTGTCGGTCATGTATTTCTGGTCCTCGCGCAGCGTGTACACGATGCTCTCCTCGTTCACGATCATGTCAGTGTTCGGGATGCAAACCGCTTCGATCAGCGCGTCCTTGAAGTCGTCCATCCAGTCCAAAAGCGTCAAAAAGCCCTCGCTCGTGCCCTCCTTGATGAGGGACATGTCGAAGTCCTCCGGGTCCGCCTCAACCCTGTCGATGAAGCCTGGCATCCGAACGCCGTCCTCGTATACCGAGAAAAGCGCCTGGATGTTCACCTGTTGCCCGTATGCTTTCGGACGGTGGACGTTGTTGTAGCGGTCAAACCGCTTGTCCTCCATGTAGGCCGCCGCGCTGCTGTCCAGCATCAGCGTGATGGCCGGGGCGACGTACAGCGGGTCGGGCTTCACGAGCGTGCCCGTCTCGTCCATGCGCATCGGCGCGTAGCCCAGGAACACGCTCGGCTCTCCCGGCTCATTGTATTTGGTGATGTCCATATGGGGCGGCGGAATTTTCATCTTTCGCCCCTTGCAGACCGTTTCATAGGTCCATTTTTGCAGCCTCAACAGGCGCGTCCCGGTTCTCATTCAGCAGCCACCGCCTTTGGGGAACTGGTGGACAGCACGATCCCCAGCATACCCATGTCGTTCTGGACTTGCAGGATTTTCATGTGGATGTTGTCAAAGAAGCCGTGATCGTTCGGCACGGGATAACGTCCCGGCCAGTCCTCCTCCGGCACATACACCATCGTTTCGATGGTGTTGTTGTCCCATGATATATCGTTCACGTTGTTGTTCTTCCTTTTCAGTGCCACTTCATCATCCGTCACGCACCGGAATTTCCTTCCGTTCCACGTGTGCCAGTCCGCGAAATGGTCCATCTGCATGAAAACCCTGCGCCGGTCAAGGTCGATGCGTTCTTTCAGAGACATCACTTCTCACCCGAACCCTTGTCCTTCTTCGCGGCAGGAGCCGGGGCGTTGGCCTTGACGGGGTTGACGGGAATGGCAATGCCCTGTTCGATCAGGCGTCCGCCGTAGCTCTCGTTGACTTCGCGCTTCTCGCCGGTCTTGATGATCTCGACAATCATGCTTTCTCCTTTCCGCCTCTGCGCTTGCGTGCGGGCTTCTTTTCTTCGGTCGTCGGCTCGTCGGCGGCGGTGATGCTGTCGGCCACGTCGATCTCCATAGGCTCGGCCTCCACGTATGCCTCGTCAGCCTCGTCATCCGTGCCTACGTCCACGTTCACGGCTTCATCCAGAGCGCCGTCGTCGCCAGCCTCGTCGCCGTTCGCATCGTCCTCGGCAAATCCCATGTCCTCGTTTGCGGGCACGGAAATGGGCGCTTCCGCAGCCTTGCGGATAGCGCCCTTTTCCAGCAGCCTTTCGGCCTTATCGGGGTCGATCTCGTCCATGATGGATTCACCGGGCAGATGCATCTTGCCGTTGATTTTGACGAAATGCTGTGCGATGTACCTCATGCTGCTCCTTTCCGCCATTACAGCACGTGCATCACGCACCAGGCGTCCACGTTGAAGGGAACGACGGTCGGGCAGGAGGTCAGGCGGTTAGTGACGGTGTTGGCGTTGATGTCGCCGAAACGGAAGGGCACTTCCTTCTTGATGTACCACTTCGGCTCCGCGTTGACGCCGGGTTCCTCGACCTGCATGACCGGGCCGTGGGGCACTTTCAGGATGCCCTGCGCGCCGACAAGCACCGTGCCGCTCGGCAGGCAGCGCTTGTAGTTGCCGTCGTCGTCCATGTACTTGCCGGAGAAGCTGTACATGTCCACGCCGTCCGCGTTGCGGCCCCAGTAACGCACGCCCTGGCCGACATAGCGGGTGTTGATCTGGCCCATGTCGGCGTTCTTCTGGTCAAACTGCTTCATGTAATCGCTGTTGTGGATCATGGCGCTGGCGGCGTCGGGGTCCATCACGATCACAGTCACATTGCCAAGGCCGTCGTACACCAGGTCGTAAGCCTCCCGCATATCGTCGTCAACCTTCGCGCCCGCCTGATCCCATGCGATATCCGGGGTGTAGTGGTTGGTGAAGTGATAGTCGGCGATCTTGTTGGTCTTGATGTTCCGGCCTGCGTTGGTGTACTCGAAGATTTCCAGCTTGCCGGTCAGCAGCACCTGGAGCGCCATCCACTCGCGGCGGCGCTGAATCGCCTTGCGCATGTCGATCAGGTCCTGCGTCATCTGCTTTCGGGCGCGCTGCTGCGGCGTCATCGCGCCCAGCACCTTCTCGCCGAAGGACCGGCCCGTGATGCTCTGCTTGTCCACGATGCGCTCCGGCGCGACGGTGGGGAAGCCGATCTCCAGGGTTTCAAACCCGTCGCGGGGCATCAGGACGCCGCCAGTGCCCGGAACCACGAACGGGGCCATGCGCTGCACGCCCTTGCGGAAGTCGTAGATGGCTTTCTCGTCCTCCACAGCGCCCATGTCGCTGGCGAAGGTGTCATACAGGAAAGAGTATTCGCGCGGCAGGACTTCGATAGCCGCAAGCTGCGCGCGCGTGCTGTAGATGTCAAAAGGCATATTCTTTTTCTCCTTTCTCTTGGCGATGGGATTCTTACGCCCAGATCGCGTACAGCTTCACGTCGCCGCTGACGGTCAGGCTGCCCGCGGCAGCGTAGTCGGTTCCGCTTCCGTCTGCTTGCGTGTTCCACTTGGAAAACGATTTGGTGTCCGGGGCGGTGAAGCCGGTGGTGGTGTTCGCCAGCACCGTATAGCTTCCGGGCATAGCGTTGTCGACGTAATCGGCCTCGGCGGGGCTGGCTCCGTTGTTTGCCACGTAGGTGATGGTGTGCGAACCGTTGTCAAACGTATTCGCGGCGTCCATCATCGGCTCGAACACGATGCCCTGCGCGCGCAGCACGATCTTGATGGCGTCGGTCAGCGGAGCGTCGCTCGTCAGGAACACCTTGCCGTCCACGAAATGACCGGCGCGATATGCGGCGGCGGTTTCCGCCACGGCGGCGCCGTCGTGATCCGGCGCGTCGCCGGTATCGACTTCCTCGTCCAGAACCACAAGGTCCTTGGTGATTACCGCATCAGCGGCAGCGGCGGGTGAGTAAAGGCCGTTGGATTCCTTGAACAGAACCGTGCCGCGCTTGACCCTGCCCTTGCCAGGGGTCAGGTTGATGCCGATTTTGTCCGCGCCCTCGGCCCTCGACAGCAGATAAGTGGGATTGCTCGTCCCGAAAGTATCAAAAAGGCTCATGTTTGCGTCCTCCTTCCTGGATTAGTACATGGTTTCGTTGGTCGACTTCATGGCGGCGGCGTAGCCCTTGACCTCGGCCTGGAGGGCCTTGATCTGCTCCTCGTCGCTGTCCGCGCCGTCGTTTTCCTCGGCGGACTGGCCCGCCACATTCTTCGCGGGTTCGGTTTCCCTCTGCCGCGCGTCCAGATACGCCTTGCCCTTCTGCTTCTGCGCCTGGACGATCTGCTTCTGGAACTCCATGACCGAAGTGCCCTTCTTCTTGGCTTCCTCGGCCATCTCCTCGCAACCCGGCAGGGTCAGCGCGTCGATGTCCTCAATGCGCTGGCGCTCCATTGCGAGGGCGTCCTGCTGAATCTGCTCCAGCAGCGCCGGGTTTTCCGAACGAAGCTGATCCATGTTGATGTCCTTGATTTCCATTCCGTTATGATCCTCCTCGTGATGTATTTCAGACGCTTCCCCGGCAACAGGAGCAGCGTTACTGACGGATTGTTTCTGCGGCGTTTCCACCGCAACCTGTTCAGGTATGGTCTTGTATATCCTGCGCATCAGGTCCATTGCCGCGCTCGTCACGCAGGCCACGGCGGGCAATTCATCCTGGGCTTCGGCTTCCAGCACTTCATCCGCGAATCCGTTTTCCACAGCGCTCTTTGCGACGAACCACGTTTCGTTGTCCATCCATTCCCTGATCTGCTCGTCGCTCTGGCCGCTGCGTTTGGCGTACATCTCACGGGACGTATCTTCGATGCCACGAAGGTACTGTGCGTAATTCTCCATGTCCCTGGCGTTTCCGAAAACGCCCCCTATGGGATTGTGGATCATAATCATGCCGCCCTCTGCGATGGCGACATGCGCACCGGGAATCGTCGAAATCAGCGTCGCGGCGCTGGCACATATGCCGTCGATGCGAATGGTGATTTCCTCGAAGCCCGCAGCGTTCAGGATCGCGCGCATGGCGACGGCCTGCGAAACAACCCCGCCCGGGCTGTTGATCCGCAGCAGCAGCTTCTTGGCCCCGCTTGCCCGCACGTCCTTGATGGCCTTGTCGAACTCCGCCGCGCTCTTGTCCTCCTTCGAGAATTTCCAGTTTTCCGGCATGTCATTGATGATCGTGCCGTACAGCCGTACTTCTGCGGTATCGCTTGTATCGGCGGACATGCGCACGTCGAAATCCAGCTTAAACAAATCCCTCGGCATTATTCCTCCTCCTCATCCTCATCGTCGATGGTGTCCTTATCGCCGTCCATCTCGCCGAGCAAGTCCCGGAACTCCCGCAGGGCTTGCAATTCGCGCTTGCGCTGTCGAATGTTCGCCGCCCAGTCGTTGCCGTTGTACTCGCTGGCCTCCTGTTCCTGCGTGGTGATGTTGTTGGCGATGCGCGTCGCGGCGGCGTTGACCTCTTTCAGCGGGTCAACATGGCCCATACTCGCG